AGTTGAAGACGATGACAACAACAAAAAGAAGATGAAATCGAAATCATTGCGCGACAAAAATGTCAACATTGTCCTCAACATCGGCTCTCCCAAACGTGGTTCTCGTTGGGACCAAGAGGACGAAGACGACGATTACGATGATGATTACGACGATGACGAGGATGACGACTGGTCATACGAGGATAGAGATGAAGAAACTGAAAACGAAGACGAGGAAGTGAGCTCCTGCAACGACAGTTACCTCGATACAAACACGGAAGATGAAATGGAGGCGGCAGGACAAGAGATTGTGCCCGAACCACCAAAAACGTACTCAGCGGAAGACAGTGCAGAGTTCATGCGTATCTTGCAAAGTTTCCAAGACCAACTCGGCAAGAAAAACCCGTTGATAGAGGACTGTCTCCGCGTCTGTGAAAAGCAGATCGTGAAAGAGAAAAAGAAAGCTGCGCGAAAAACGGAAAAACAAAAGGCCAAGAACAAGCGCATCTTCCGCCGTGTGTTGCGCAGTGAGAAAACACAAAACGACGTCGATTTTTTCACCAAGATGGAAATCGAAGACCAGAAACGCATGATCAAACAGGTCCGACAAATTAACGAGTTCACCCGTGTCGAGAAACCCTACCGTCTGGCGCTCCTGGAAAGCAGCATTCCCGTGACTTTCAAGGCCTTTGCCATGAAGAAGATCAATGCCCTGCGCACTCTGGATCCCGGCTCTGGGGAATACTACAAGGTGAAGAACTGGGTCGACACGTTCATGCGCATCCCCTTCGGTAAGTATCGCAGCTTGCCGTTGACCATCGACGACGGAGTCGAAAAATGCCATGAGTTCATGGCGCAAGCGCAAAACACCCTCAACGACGCAGTCTACGGGCTCAACGATGCCAAGATGCAAATCATGCAACTGCTTGGCCAGCTGTTGACCAACCCAGCATCCACCGGCACCGCCATTGCCATTCATGGCCCAGCAGGCACTGGCAAGACATCTCTTGTGAAAGAGGGCATTAGCAAAATCCTCGATCGCCCGTTTGCCTTCATTCCGCTTGGAGGTGCGACGGACAGCAGCTATTTGGAGGGCCATGGATACACTTACGAAGGTAGCACCTGGGGCAAAATTGTGCAAATCCTGATCGACTCCAAGTGCATGAATCCCGTCATTTATTTCGACGAGCTCGACAAAATTAGCGACACTCCCAAGGGCGAGGAAATCACGGGCATCCTGACCCACCTGACGGACACGACCCAAAACAGCCAATTTCACGACAAGTATTTCGCCGAGATCGACTTTGACCTGAGCAAGTGCCTCTTTATTTTCAGCTACAACGACGAGAACAAAGTGAATCCCATTTTGCGTGACCGTATGTACCGCATTCAGACCAAGGGATACGATCGCAAGCAGAAGACGACCATTTCTAACAACTACTTGCTGCCCAAGATCCGAGAACAGATTCGCTTTTCGAAAGAGGACGTGGTGATTCCAGACGAGACGTTGCATTACATCATCGAGAACCACTGTAACCGTGAAGACGGTGTGCGCAGCCTGAAGCGCTGTTTGGAGATTGTCTTCAGCAAACTCAATTTGTATCGCTTGATGCGAGCGGGCTCCAATCTGTTTGAGCAAGAGATGTCCATCAAAGTCACCTTTCCCTTTACGGTGACCAAAGATATCGTCGACAAGCTGATCAAGACACAGCGTGACGACAACGTTTCCATGCGAAGTTTGTATATATAGGCAATAGACAGACATACATATATATTATTTCATGCGTTGATAAAGGAGCGCAAGCAAGGCGAACGATGGGAACACCGTCGTGATAGAAAGAAACACGATGGTTTTGCCATACTCGGAAAGGAAAGCGAAAGAGGCAGATATTAGTTTCCAATCGTTCTTTTCAAAGAAGATGGCTTCCTTGCCACATTTCTCGTCGTCTTTTCTTACATCGATTGCTTTCTCGTACACGTAGTCACCGGAGACGACATCCACTTCGGCAAATATGACGCATTCTTTTTTGTTTAAATTAAAAAATTTACAATCGGCACATATTTTCGGTTGTTGGTTGTGTGGAATCAGCAACGCGTCTCCAAAGGCAAGAAGAAGAAAAAAGGGATAAACAATTTTCATTTTTTTTGTTTTTGTTAGAGAACCATTTTTGGCTTTTAAATTAATAAATTACAGAAAATCATAACATGTGCGTGTACAATTCTTCCAAGTCTTTCAAATCGGACACTGCCTTTTCATGTAATACCAGAGAATGCTCTTTTCCAAACTCGGTCAGGAACAAATCTTGCTCCCGATAGGTCAACACACGATTTTGAAAGAGCTCGATGACTTTATAGATGGAATCCGCATAATTGAAGTCCTTCCGTTGCATTTGATAGATCAAGCATCGCTCCACATTGTACGCACTCAGCAAGTCTGCCTCACGTACAATATGGTAAGCACGCGTATACTCTCCGAGATTGGTTGGGAAGCCCTTTTGTTGCACTTTCGAGTAAGACATGGTGGTGACAATGTTGGCGAAAGCATCGAGCTCATGATTTTCCAACATGGGTTTCATATGCTTGCAGAGCTTTTCCACACCCTCTTGTTCGTCCATGTATTTGTGGTCACACATGTCATGAAGGATGGCCGATACTCCAATGACACGGAACTGTTGTTTCAAATACGGAGCAATATCCACCTCCTTATGATAAATGCGATTCGCCAAGTGAAATACATCCATGCTGTGACGCAAGGCATGCGACTCGTCGATGCGCATCTGCTTGGAAGTCAATGCGACGAAATCGAACGCATAATTGACCACGTTGTACAGGTATGGCAATCTCATTTGGCTTGCTGTGATCTTTCGCTAGAAAAGAGTATTCATCAGATCTTTATATGCTTTCTCAATGGCCCGTTGGAAGCGCTGCTTGTCAGTAATCACACCTTCTTTGAAGCTGATGACCAGATTGATGTGACAACCCGAAGAAATGGCGTTGTACGTGATCTCTCTGTCTTTTGCCGTGCACAAAAACACGATGTTCGTGACAGGTTTCGTGAGCGCGTCCAAGCGCGGACCAATCATATTTGTAAAAATGTAATCGAAATACGTGGTGATGTCATTGTAAAACGACGCCAACTTGCTCGTGTTGATATAAGGGGTCACGTGCTCGATCAAAAAACTCAAAAACGGAATGAACAACGAATATTTGAATTGATTGAATGTCTCATGCACTTGCGCGAAAAGTGATTCGTTATCGAGCGAATTGTCGACGCGGTTGAACACCGGACACATATTGTTCAGCTGCGTTGTACGAGACACGTTGACAGGAGAACACGTGAAGACGGTGCGCGGCTTCTTGCGTCCATGGTACAATGCATCGGCTTTGATCATCAGGGCGTAGAGAAAGTCGTTGACTGTGATGTTCGCTCGCTTCGTGAACTCTTTGACGCGCACAAAATCGAGGGGTTTGCACTGAATGAAATCCGTTTGTACTCGTTTCACCGCGGTCGACTTCACCGTGAAAAACGAATTGAACAGCGCACGACACAAGAGACGCAGGTTACTCCAAAGCAGCAGAAGCGTCCCCACGAACCAGTACCACACTCGATTCCCGGATTGTCGTTGGAATCGATCTGTTATGCTTGCAGCAGCAGCACCGGCACCAATTTCTTTCGAAAGAGGTGCTGTGAGCATTTCGATGATGCGGTAGCCGTCCGCATAGGCGTGATGGATCTTAAAGAACCCACGTGTCCTTCCAGCGTCAGGGTCCACGCACCAGAGAAGTTGCCATTTGCTTCGGCGTTCGTCGAATGGCGCGTTTAAAAAGGGCCGCAGGGGTTGCTCAAAATCCGAACAAGGTCGCACAATGGAGCTGTAATCTTCCAGACGAAACTGGTCTCCTTGATCATGAAAAAACAGAGCATGATCGTCTTTCTCCAGAAGCACGTGTCTCAAAATAGGAAAAGACTCGGTCAACTTTGTAACATAATCCGTGATGAATTCATCGGTGAGGGCTTCTTCGATATCGAAAAAGGCAACGATGGTAAAGGCATTGGATTTGTCTTTATGAAAGCACTTGGTCGCGCAGTTGTTTGCCTCCATCCTTTCCCTTACTCTTCTTGAGTTTGTGTTGCTTCTTTGCCTTTCTTTTTTTTTCTGCTTTTTTGTTCGAATCGGTTTTCGGCAAATGCGTGCCCATGGCGTCATCCCAGACGGTCAAGAAAGAATAATTACCCCGTCCCACTTGATGATGTCGTCGATGGTAGTCGCTGCTTACAAAAAGAGGCACGGGGCATGGCAACCCGGTGTCCCAATGCAAGTAAATGGAATGCAAAAACAGTGCGACAACAGCAACAAGGTACTCAGTACCCGACACGGGCGCTAAAAGAAGGGGAAACACATTGATCACCATGTGATTCATAATATGCTCGAGTGGATGCACAAAGAGCACGTCCAGAGGCACAAGGTGGAAAGCATCATGATGCACATGGTGCGTAGACGACTTGATCCAGGGGATCCGATGCGACAGCCGATGGAACCAATAATACATGGTGTCGGCAACCAGCCAATACATGACGACGTTTTGCCAACGAAAGGGCATCAAAGGTCCTAGGAGATGTGTCCATGTCATTAAAAACAGCGATGAGGACGCCAACAGATTCGCTGCTCCCGACACGAAATACTCGCGACCGAAGTTGCGCAGCTTGAAATTTTTGTGGTAAGCGGTGCACCAACAAAGAACACCGAACAAACACAATACCGCTAGGAAATAGACAACAATTTGATGATGCTGCATGTTACTACTGTCACACCTCTCTTTTTTTTTGTTGAACAGCAAAGCGCGTCTTTCCTGGAAGAAATTTAGATCAGGAAAGACGAGACAATTCCGGTGCGAAATGTGGAAGAATATCTGCTTGATCGTGTTGGTGCTCTTAATATTGTTAATTCTCTTGTACCGTCATCTTCTTGCGACTTATTTTAGCTCTTACGATACCTGTCTGAGACATTGTATTCGATATGTCAGTCCGGGAAACGATTTCATGAACTACGGTCTTTGGCTAACGGAAGGCGACACACTGGAGCGCGCCAACCTTCGTCTGATCGAATTCGTCTGGCAAAAAACGGAAGTTGCCAAGAGGAAAAACCGAATCTTGGACGTCGGATGCGGCTACGGTCGACAGGATTACGAATGGGCAAAACATCTCGATACGTCGTCGGAGTCGCTTTTGACAGCTGTGGATCTGTCGCATGAACAAATCTACTACGCCTTGGACCACTATCGATGTGACGGAGTGGAGTTTGACATCGGCGATGCAATGTGTCTAGACAAAAGGTACAAGCCAGACTCCTTTGATGTAATTTTGTCGCTCGAATCGGCGTTCCATTACAGCGACAGACCTCGATTCTTTTCCAACGTCCATCGATTGCTTGGCAAAGACAGTGTCTTCGTCATCACTGACATCGTCTTGAACGATCATGTGCAGCGCACGTTTGGTTTGTCTCTCTTTTTGAAGGTCTTTTCGGACTTTTTGCGGATTCCCAAAGCGAATCATCTTAGCGCAAGACAATGGGAGAAACAGTTGGAAGCAGCTGGTTTGCAGGTAATCGAGCATATCGATCTAACAGACAAAACATTTGCCCCTTACTATCGATTCTTTATGCAGACGTTCGCGGCTGAACAAGGCTTGCCCACCTCCGTGGGTGACAGCTTGATCTCGTTTTTCACGCGCTACCAGCCGTTTTCTTACAGGCTGGCTGTATGTAAAAAGCGGGGACCGTGTTAGAGTATCGGGAAATTTGTTAGAAATTCACAAATCCAAGAACCTCCTGTTTCAGAAGTGTATTTGTTGCAAACAGGTTGAACAGAATTGTTGGACACTTTTGGATTTTCTAATTTTCTAACAAAAAACAAAACAAACTAACACAAAAATGATCATTCGAAAATTGGGCACCGGCGACTACGACCAGTTTCTTTCATTGATCAACAGCTTCCGTCCTACGAGTTTCTCGAAACAGGATTTTGAACGCACCCTTCTGGCTATCGCTCCTAGCACTGACATTTGGGTCATCGACAAACATGGCGTTTTAATCGGAACAGGGACCATTCTTTATGAAAGGAAGTTCATACGCAATCTCGCGACGGTCGCCCATGTCGAAGACGTGTTCGTTCGTGAACAAAGGAACGGGTACGGAAAGGCCTTGATAAATCACCTTGTGCAGGAAGCGAAAAGCAGAGGATGCTACAAAATTACGCTCGATTGCGTGAAAGAGCTCGAACTTTTTTATGGCGCAGCAGGATTTCAATACGCAGGGATCCAAATGGCAACGTACTTTTGAGGTCTCCTGTGTGTCGTGTTAGTTGGTTGATGATTTTGTTAGTTTTTTCTGTTTTCGGAAACCCTTCGAATTCTACTTCCAATCGCTTGCGAACAGAACCGGACAGAAAGTAAATAGGTCTTTGAAAACAAAAAAACTAACAAAATCTAACACATTTCACATTTCATTAAAATTAATACTCTGAGTAAGGGACGTTGTTGCCTCCACGGTCGTTCAAATACTTCCACTGATCCACAGTCATGCATGCACAGCCCATGCTGTTGCTGTAGGTGTTCGGGCAGCACTCTGGTTTGAAAGGGGTGGTCGCGAACATATCCAGTTCACCGTTTGGCAAAGGGATCGGCTGCTTCTTCCTGTCCAGAATGGCCAAGGCTCCAGCACCGGGTGTGCCGCCAGCGTTGTAAGTCAGGTTCGGATTGCTCCAACTGGAGGTGTCAACCACGCTATTGTCGCCCAATTTGTAAGACGCAGGATGCGACTCAAAGGCGTAATTCATGTTTTGGTAGGACTCGCGTTTCTTGGCAGCATCGGTAAGACCTTCCAGTGCGCCTTTCATGCCTCCCAACAAACCGCCCTTGGCGAGATCAAAGCCCTCGCGGAAAGAGACGGTGCAGCATGAGCACAAAAGATGGCCAAACAAGATCCATAGAAGGACAAGTCCGACCAATACAATTTCAATTCGAAGTTTATAAGACCCGATCGCAATGTCCATAGTTTCTTTTCTTTTTTGTTTTTTGTAAATTTCCAAAGACAAAAAAAAAGGCAGATGGGGAGTGATTTTTGATTTCATTTTTCACTTTCATTCAATGGAACGTCAATGTTGGCGTTGTAATCGTGGAATACAAAAGAGTCCAGGTTGAACGAAGGTGGCATTGTTAGAAGGTGATAAACAACAGCGCCTCCACTCTTGTCTGAATCAGATTTTGGTGATGGCACCTCACCTTCCGACAAATTCTCTAAAGAAAGCGAGTTGGGATACACGTACAATTTGCCAGTGGTAGTCATTTTGGTGGACCCTAAAGAGCGCTCTTTTTGGTCGGGCAAATCGGTCGCAAGAATACGGACGATGCCATAAACACGTTCCTTGAATTTCAATACATCCCCGACTTGGACGCCACTGATTTCGACTTCTCTTTTGTCCTCCAAGGTGACCAGGGTGCCGTCTAGGAATCCGCCATCGAAGGCTCGATGGATCGACGCATCATCGCCCGTGTCTTCGCCTATCACCTTGACAGCCTTTTCATGCATATAAGCAAGGTTGTCCCCATAAAGTTCGTCCCAGTCGAGGAAGGTGAACCCAGCATCAGTCCGAATGACTTTCGATGAAGTGTTCAGGCAATACACGAAATCACGCTCGTAATCAAACAGCCGAATCGCGCCTGGGTACTGCCGAACCTTGATCCACTGACCTTCCGGCGAAAGCAATTTGTGGTCACCGCTTACAATAATTCCTTTCTTCAAGAGAAACATGTCCAGGCCGGAAGAGTCCAACTTCATGGTCGCTGTGACACGGGAACCATCCTGGAGTCGGTCACCCGGACGGATGAGTGAAATCGGACGCCGCTCTCCATTCTTCAAGGTCATCATGGTGTTGCCGTCGAAACATCGTCCAGGATTTGGAAAGGCCCGGTAAGTCTCGAAAATCGTGTACAGACTAGTCGCCGTGTTTTGCTTCGCCGCGGTCATCACTTCACGAATCGACCTGGAAACATTTTGTAGCACGTCCATGATTTGAACGACGTGATTGACGACGCGTTGCGCGATGCTTTGGAGGTTGCCTCGAGTAGTCGACATCATGAGTCTCGATTGCTCATTGGCGTTTCCTAGACGCTCAAAATTGTTTGTCATGAGACTAACCAGGTATTGCATCGGCTGCATCAAGTAGCTGTACATGCTGGTGGAAGCGTTCTGGACGCAGTATTCGAAGTTTTCGGCAGTGTACTCGAGGGCCGATGAGCCCTCGGGGCGCGATATCCATCCCGCGAATGGCAAGACCAATGGATCACACCGACGTCTTGTCCAATCGTTCCGTATATCATGCGTCTCTTTGGCAATCAACAAGAATGCCACGGCGAGAAACAAGAGCACAGTGAATGCGATGACGAAGATGATGGATCCCGAGTACAAGTCGAGATAACCCAAGTCATCGTACATTTTGTTGATTTGAGCGATCCCCGTTGGCGAGGACATCATATATAAATATAAATTGGCTTCTTTCTTTTTTTACAACTCCAAACACTTTTTTCTTTTTTTATTTGCTATTTATTTTTACGATGTCGCCACGACAACATTCGCTGCGTTGTTGCGCAGTTGGTTGAACATTGCTCTGGAGTCATTCATGTTCTTGGCTAATTGCTGGCCGATCTGGATCATGGAACGCATGAGATAGGTCATCGGTTGTAGCAAATATCCCATCATGTTGATTTGGACGGTCTGTACACAATACGTAAAGTCCTTGCCCAGGTCGTCGGAGAGAGGCATGTACCATGGATTGCATCGATACTTTTGCCAGTTTGCCTTGATATCGGCGACCCTTGCGAAGTAGATGAAAAGACCGACTTGTATGAGAAAAGCTAAATGAATAAGTGAGAACTGAAACCACTGTGATGCAGTTGGCATGAAACTTTTTTTTTCGTCGAAAATCTCAAATTAATTAACCGTGTTACAAAAAAAAATCAAAAGTAGGTTCAGAAAAAATCAAATGAAAAATGTTGAAAAATGAAAATGTTTGCCAATTTGAACAATGTTCACAAGGTGGCACCCGACTCTAACATGATGGCAATCTTTTTGTATAGAACTTGAGCGTCGATCATGTCAGGAGTGACTTTCGATGAATTGCAAAAGTCAAACAACGTCTCTCCTGTCAAGGTAATGTCGTTCAACACGCCATACTTCATCAGCAAGGAGAAGACGCTCATTGGTGTCTCGAGAAAGAGATAGGTGTTGATGAAATAATACATGCCTTGCAGGGTGCATCCATGCTCCAACAGAATGTGACACACCGTGTAAAAAGCCTTGGTGTCCGCTGGTACAGTTGTGTCTTTTTCGGTGGCCTCGGATTCCTCGGGGTACAGTTGCTTCACCAACTCTTGAAAGACAGGGTCCGTGTATTGTCGCAATCCAATCATCAAAAAGGATTGCAACAATGTTCGTCCGAATGGATCTTGTTCCGTGAGAGGAATATTGCGGCGCAAATAGTGGAACAGAAGGGACACAAACACACACGCCGAGCCGGTGATTTGGATGGCAGTGCAGTCATAACTGTCTTTGGCGGTCAGGTTCACCGAGGAAAACAGGAGTATCGTGGCCACGGAATGGTCGTAAGCCAGGTGCAGTGACGTTCTGCCGACACAGTTCGTCTTGTTAGGGTCAGCGCCCAGCAACAAGAGATCTCGCAAAATGATGGGATTGGTGCGATACGAGCTGCTCGCAATGTGCAAGGCCGTGTTTCCTCTGGTATCGATCGGATCGTTGATGGCGAAGTTGCCGTCCAGTCCGAACCACATCTGACAATGGGGTCCGAAATGGGCCAGGAAACGTGTTTTTAACTCTCGCCAGGACATTGTTTTGGTTTTTTTGTTGCGTGCGTGTGTCTGTGTGTGATAGAGAAAATGAGTACTGCGCGTCCTCTTTCAATTTTTTTTCAGCCGCTCATGCAACCCCAGCGAACGAGAGCTCCACCTTGTTTTTTCGTGTGGGATCGTCTGCGTTTGTTAGATGATTTGCGCTTTACGCGTCTCCTCTTTGTAGATCTCCTTCTCAGCCTCTTTCTCCTAACACCTCCTCGCATGTAATTATCCAACGCAGTTTGGGTGCATGCGCTTCCTTGTCCTACACACCCATCGTACATGCCATTGGCAGAGAGTTGTGCGCCGAGTTTCGTGGCAGCTAAAATGTTGCCCGACATAGTCTGGCCATTGCTGCCTACCGTGGGGTACATGGTGGGAACCGACGGGACCAAGATATTACCGCCACCTCCTCTAGTGACATTCAAAAGAGCTGTTTGACGGGCGATGTTGTCGTTGTTGATGGCAATGGCTGCCGTTCTAGGGCTGTACGCGCCGTCTGGGAATGGCTTGATCGAAGGCTGGAGCGGTCGATACGACATTTTTTAAAGACAAGAAAAAAAAAGACATTTAAAGGGAGCAAAATGCGTTCAACGCAAGAGCAAAGAGACAAAACACACAAAAATGGATGACAAAGCGAGACTTCAACTTCAAAATATGATCAAGGCGAACAACGTCGAAGATCAGACGTCGCTCATTCGCGAACTGAAACACAGTGTCGTGTTGCGGGAGAACGTGAACACACTTCTCTTGTTGAAGGGCAAATATCCCAATGATCCGGACCAGGTGCATGCCGAGGCCATCGGTCAATGCAGTTTCCTGTTCAATTATTACACGGACATTTACAACAAGGTGCGCAAGGATGAGATCGACTTGACCATCCTCTTTCAATTCTTCGAGGTGCTCGAGAAGATCGAAAACGGTGTCTTGGATCAACACGAAGGGTCGTTTGAAGTGGGAACCTTGCTGAAAAAAATCTACATCGACAGTGCCTTGAGAAAAGCCGAAAAACTCGACGAAAAATACGAAAGCACCAAAGAGGAGCAAATCAAACCCCAAGTGGAAGTGAGTTGGCGAGAATTCAAAGAAATCTCCAAGGCCAAGGCCGCCAAGTAAGTCGAAAAAAAAATTTCGCGTCTTTCTTTCAAAAAGGGAAAGACGCGAGATCAACAAAATGGAGGACACCACCAAAGCAGAGATTATCCTTTTCGGTATCGCTGCAACACTTGTCATGATGTTGTACACCATGCAAGAGTACCTGCCCGACATCGTCAAAGAAGGTCTGCAGCAGGTTGACGACAGGTACACTACGGAAATGATGGTCGAAATCGCCGCTCTCATCATTTCCTCCGCTGTGGCAGTGGCTAGCTTCATGCCCCGCGCCTCCGAAGTTCGTGAAAAGGTGCGAAAAGAGGTGGAGCGGGTGGTCCAAAGCGGCGACGAAAACGAAAAGAAGGGATTGCTGTACTACTTGCTTTTTCTGAATTTAGACGACGCCGCCCTAGACGAATATGTTCACAGCTGGTTCGGTTTGCGCAAGATAATTGATTACTTGCAGAAGAGTGCAGACGAGGAGCAGAATTTACCAGAAGGATGGAGATTCTTTTTCTTCTTGCACAACCTCTTGAAGCGCGTGACGTCCACGGCAGACGTCGAAGAATTGCCTGTTGAACAGTCAGGAGGAGAAGACGAGGAAATCGAGGAAGTGGAGGTGTACGAACCCAGGCCACAGAAACCAGTGCTCAGCTTCAGCCAAAGGCTGCAGGCCTTGATGTCGATTCTGGTCATCTTCGCGGTGATCTGCTGCGACTCCCTTCTATACTCGCCCATCAAAGAAGACAACATGACAGCTGTCGCGCAGTGGATCACAGCCAAGACCTACGCGCCTCTGATAAAGAAAGACGTGGATGGGAGGTTGCGACAATTCGGGGCCGCCGTCGGGTCCGTCGTGAAGACGTTTGTTCATCCGAGACGAGCAGCTTTCAAATCAGCTGTGAGATATATCACACATTCTAATTTCAAAGACGAAAACAACCGTGCGCTGTTCATCGCCCATGGCGGTGTTGAGCTCTTGAAGCAAATCTCCCAGGTGTGGTTCATCCGGGAGCCGTTCAGGCAGATGTATGATTTGACCCAAATTCCGGTGTTATCCATTGTCGCCAAAGACAGAACCAACTTCATGTCCACCAAAGCTTTGAGTTTCGTCTATGATGCTGAACTCTCTTCTGGGGACTTTGTGAGATTCTTAATGCTGGGGCGAAGAATGCTTCTCCTCGTGAAAGAGATGATGGAAGTGAAAATGTTGGATAAACAACACGTCGAGGGGACGGAAATCGCGAAGAAAGTCATTAATGAAGAGCTTAAAAAGATGGTCGGGCCTGCACTCTTTCATGTGGTGAAGCCTCTGGAAGAGTTCTGGTTGGAGCATGCGAAGGACTTGGCAGGCAACGTAGAATCCGTCAACGCCAACTTAGCGGACATTGAAGTAGGAATTATCGCAATGAAGGCCATCATGGACGTTTACGCCAAAGATGAGGGCACCCACATCGATTTTGCGAACCCCACATTACCCGCCATCCCAAAACCATTGTCAAATCCGATGCCAAACCCGATGCCGAACCCGTTGCCAAACCCGTTGCCAAACCCAATGCCTGTGAAAACGCCGACACAGGTCCCGAGAGAAGTAATCACGACGACGAAGAGTTGGAGACCTTTCTCAGAGAAGGAGATCAACGAAAATGCGCTATGGAAGAGCCCGTCCATGGGCATGGCTGATATTGACGGTGGACGGCCTCGTAGAAGCAAGCGAAAAACAAGGAAAGCGACAAGACGGCGAACCCGAACCCGAAGACGAACCAATAGAAATAGAAAGAAGAGAAATGCTTCGAAAAAAAGATAACTTGCACCGCAGAGAAAAATCACTTTTCATGAGAGAATTCACCATTTTAGGGGAGCGGTGCAGTGGCACCAATTTTTTGCAGAAAGCAATGGAGACCAACTTTCTTGTGAAATACAAAACGACGAGAATTGGATGGAAGCATTTTTTTGGACACTTCTTACCAAGCGACGATGAGAAAGAGAACGTTGTATTTATCGGGGTCGTGAGAGATCCTGTTGCATGGATAGACAGCTTTTTTCGGCAACCACACCATGTGCCATCAGTATTGCAATCGTCAGTCGTCGAATTTATGTCCCAACCTTTTTGGAGCGAATATGATAATGGTGTCCGCATTGCGGAAGATAGACCATTCGATGGTGGTCAGGAAAACCATTGGCGCAATATTTTCGAGTTGCGCACAAGAAAAAATGAATGATGACTTTTTGCTGCAAAGGATGCCAAGTATGGTGAGGCATTACCGCTTGATTCGTTACGAAGACATTCGGGACAACTATCAATATGTGATGCGCATGTTGCAAACAGAATTTGCGTTGGAAAAAAGAAACGAGAAGGAACTGTTCGAAACCGTCGATACGCATTGTAAGGACCCAACGAGGCAATTTGTTCCACGTACAATTGGTTTGAGCGATGCAGACCACGATTTCATATGGAGCAACGTTGATGTTTCGCAGGAACAACTCCTCGGATACCACTGTCCAATTACTCTCTTAAAAGGTGAGCATGGTTCTTGCGAATAATGTCATTGATTCGCTCGATTTTGAGGATCTTTTCTGTTTTCAAAATCACAGCACACTCGGATATCAACTCCTTCGCATGTTCCAAAATGATTCGTGACATCTTGTAAGCGTCATTAATCAAGTCGCTCACTTCGTCGTCTATTTTCTGCTTGTATTTGTCACTGGAACTAGGGTAGATGATGACTTTCCCCATGCCGTAATGAATAATCATTCTTTCGGCTAATTTGAAGGCTTCATCAAAGTCGTTGATCGCGCCTGTCGTGATCGAGAGTTCGTAGAAGATCTCTTCTGCGATTCTGCCCGCCAACAAGATCATCAAATGCTCGAACAACGCCTCACGCGTGAAAATCATGCTGGTGGTGCGCTCGAACATGGTGTACCCGGGACTCTTTGGCGAGGACAAATTGATGACGACCTTGTTGACCTTGGAATGATGTTTCGAGAAATACCCCACAATCGCATGCCCCATCTCATGAATGGCAATGCGATCGATGATATCAGCGGAGTATTTGTGCTCCGTCGGTTGCCAACCCACCATCATCTTCGTCACGACCAGATCGATGTCATCGTGAGTCATGAGGTCGCTACCCCGACGCAACGCATTCAACATGGCCTCGTTCAGCATGTTTTCGATTTGAGCCCCAGAAAGACCCGCCGTGATGTCGACCAAATCCGCGACGCGCACCTCTTTCGGATTGTGGGGCTTGCCTTTCAAATGGATCTCTAAAATCGCTTTTCGCGTGTCTGCGTCCGGCATGCCAATATAGACGCGCTTGTCGATGCGACCCGGACGGAGCAGGGCTTGGTCCAACAGGTCCACTCGGTTGGTGGCCGCAATCAAAAAAATGCCCTGCGTTGTTTTGAAGCCATCCAGCTGGACCAGGAGCTCATTCAAGGTGCTGTCTCTTTCTGCGCCGGCGGACTCTGCTTCGCTGGTTCGGGCACGACCAATCGCGTCAATCTCGTCAATGAAAATGACACAGGGGGCGTTTTCTCGAGCGAGTTGAAAGAGTTCGCGCACTCTGGTTTGTCCCACGCCAACATATTTTTCCTGGAATTGAGAGCCCGATACACTGATGAAACTGGTATTGGTCTCGCCCGCGAAGCCTTTGGCAATCATGGTCTTTCCGTTACCGGGGGGTCCCTCCAGTACGATGCCCTTAGGGATGCGGACATTGTATTCACGGTATTTTTCGTAGGTGTTCAAAATGTCGATGCATTGGCGCAGCTCCGACTTGATATTATCGTATCCACCAATGTTAGCGAACGAGAAATTGAGTCCTTTGATCACTTCAAAGTTTTCGCTCTTTTTCTTTTTGTTCGACCAAGACAAGGATGCGGATTGTTTGGGAAGCTTCACAGGATTCCCGTTCAAATCGTAGTAGTAGCTGTCGTCGTCGTCGATGGTTTGATTAGTGTTGCTTGCTGTATAATTTCGGAAACGTTCCAGCACCGTCTCCCTTTCAGTGTCTTCGTCGTTGTACTTGCCAAGTATTGCGCGGTTTTGATCAGACACATTTTTGGAATTCAACTGGCGCAAGTAACTCTCAAAGTATTGTCGGCCATACGGACTATACGTCTTCCTCAAGTAGACGTGAGGTCTCAAAGACAAAGACGACGCTGCTACTAGCAATGATATCAACAATGCAAAAAGAGAACATGACGAGAACATCTTTTTTTTTGGACGAAATGGGTGTTTAAGTTGTTTGTTTCGCAGTGTCATGGGTCAAAGTAATACTAAGCAATCAACACAATGTTGCTTGTCTCAATGTTTTTGTTGAAGTAAGTGCCAATCAAAGGAACGTCTCCTTGTTCCAAAAACCAATTTCCTAAGTCTCCTCCAATAGCGGTCATGCTGAAGTTGATATCCATATCTGACATATCGTTGAAGTAGTCATAAATTGCTTTGTTTGTTGCTGGAACGACATAGCACGCAATGACATCAAGGTACTCTGCATTGGTCAAATGATGCACATAGTTGGAAAAAAGTATGAAGTCGTCATACACCTCCAACATCTGCTGCTCGAACATGTCTTTGCGGTCTGTTGTGATTTCTCTTTCCTTGTCATTTCTGAACATTTTCAAGGTGAATTTCTTGGATGTGTGGAACATCATGCCCACACGCTTGAATCGTGTGATGTTGTTCTTTTGCATGGTTTCTTTGATGAGCTGGATGATATTTGTGAACGAATCAGTTTGGAAATAGTCATAAATCACCGGAATCACGTTTGGCAACAGATATGGCTCAATTTTTGCCTCATCATTAACGACTTCAGAACTGCAAAGAAGAAGAATTTTATCAGGATGAAGGTAGCGATATATTTCGATGGAGAAGTAGATAACGGCGATAACAATTAACAGAAACGCTGAGCCCTCGATGATAATGGACCTATGTTTTTTCAACCAATCGACTAATTGTTTGAATTTCATTTGTTTGTATTGCTTTCTTTAAAGACGACAAAAAATTATTCACTCACAGATTTCAAGGAAAAAAAAAGAAAATCGATGGCATCTTCGAGAACCAAAAGAAAAACATCACAACGAAAAGGTCGCAAAAAGACAGCACGACTCTCGTTGCATTCGCGACTGATCGACAAACAGGCAAAGAAAACCTGTCCGATCAAAATTAGTTTGAAACCATTTGAGGCAAGTTTTGTTTCGAACAGGAATGCGCAGCGTCAGTTTGTGTCGGAAGTTCACAAATACTTTCAACGCACAAGCATCAAACCCAACGATAATTTTTATGATTATGTGAACTCGAACTGGCTAAAAAATTTCAAGCTGCAAGACGATCAACTTTACATTGTCCAAGTCGATGACTTTCGCCTGATCCAAGACAAGGTCTATCGTGAATTAGACCAGCTTATCGTTGATTACATTAAGACTCACAACGACCCATTGGCCAAAAACATGAACAACTTTCGGACGTCCATTATTGAGATGAACTCCAAAAGCGACACGCGACGACAGGCCAAAGAGCAAATCCGCATTATTGACGAAATCCGGTCTGACAAGAAAAATTTATGGAAAATGCTCGCAATGATGAATCGTGACGAGATCATCTCGTCTTTTACACCCTTGTCTTGGTCGTTAGAAGCGGACGAGAAAGACCCGAATACTTTCCGATCCTATATTCGTCCCAAAAGTTTTACGTTGCTCGACATGAGCGTCTATTACGATGACGGAACAGAGGTGGAATATAAGCGGCGCTATGTTCACAATTTCAACGTCTTCGCGAAACGATTGTTCGATACCGTGCTCGGCAAGAATCACGGTTTCAACACAGACGACATTCATTGGGTGGCGGTGGATATTTTCAACGCATTTGGATGTGACGATCCCAAAATCAAGGAAAACAATGAGGATTACAACCGCGTGTACGCAGACGAGGCGCTGGAGAAATACGGGTTCGACTGGAAAGAATTCAGCAAAGAGCTTGGGTATAAGAAGACGCCTCCCTTTTTTGTGACGTTTGATCTGAATTATCTGAAGTGTTGTTCCACCCTGTTGCGCGAAAACTGGGACAGTGAAAAATGGCGAAGCTTTTGGTGTTTTTTGCACGTCCGGCGTCTTTGCAGACTAACACGTGGGTGGGAAAAAATCATCTACGACTTCCTCGGCAAAATGGAAAAAGGACAAGAAAAAATGATCGACCGACGAGCTGCTGTGGGCAGCGCCATCTACATGTCTTTACCGTTCAGTACTTTTTTAACCAATGCATACATCGCCAAGTACAAAAACCTCGAGGCAGTGAAGTATGTTGAAACCCTCTGTGAGGAGCTGAAGATCGTATTTGTTCGCATGTTGAAACGCAATAGCTGGATGTCGCCATCCACCAAAGCAAAGGCGCTCGACAAACTGCATCACATGCGATTCACTATTGGCAACGTGAAGAAATTGCGCGAGGATCCTCTTCTGGGTTACACCAAAAGTCTGTACGACAACATGAACAAAATATTCGCATGGCGACATGAACATCTCTTGGAACTGGAAGGAAAGCCGTATTTCGATGTTCCATTCATCGATTGGACGCAATACCCTGCCAAACTGGGTGGCACTTTCGCATATGTCGTGAATGCTCAGTATACTCCCACCAGAAATGAAATATTCATCAATCTTGGGTACATTCAGAAGCCTTTTATAGACTTGGATGAGCGTGGCATCGAGTACAACCTGGCTAACATCGGGCTGACTATCAGCCATGAAATGTCGCATGGGTTGGATGATTTTGGAAGCAAATACGACAAATACGGTGTTTTGTCGGATTGGTGGACACCGGAGGACAAGCGACGATTCAAAAAGATACAGAAGGATATCATCCGCCAGTACGAAGAATGGGCTGCAAAAGACGGGATCGAGTTTGATGCCTCCATCGGCATCGGAGAAGACATGGCAGATATTTCTGGCCTCGCTATTTGTGACGAGTATTTGCGAGACTTCCAAGAGAAAAACAAAGACCTCACGCCGATCAGTTACCTGTCGTACCAAGCGTTTTACATCTACTTTGCATTCCAAATGCGTCAAAAAATTGGCAAAGAAGCTTTGAGGGCGCAACTCAAGACGAATCCACACCCTCTTGACAAATACAGGACGAATGTGCCTCTCTCAAGATCCGACATCTTCGGCGCCATCTATAATGTGAAGAGAGGGGACGGTATGTGGTGGCCGAAGGCAGCGCCGATTTGGTGAGTCCCATGTTAGTTGTTTGATAATTTTGTTAGTTTTTCGTGTTTTTCAAAAGTGTCCAAAAAAGAAACGATGGTTGTTTGTTGCATTTAACCTTTGAAACAGAGACCTTTTGGAAAACACGAAAAACTAACAAAATTATCAACAAACTAACAAATTCAGAGGTTTCGTTTGGTAGTATTGTTAATATTGTTATTATGCGAAAGTTGTGCATTCATTGCAAACATTTTGTTCCCAATTTTCCCGTGTTAGGGCGCTGTCGTCTTTTCCCAAGCAAGGACAACAAAGAGTATCAATTTGCTACCGTCGCTCGTAACTCCGAGCAACTCTGTGGGAAAGAAGGAAGACGGTTCGAAACCAAAAAAGACAAAAAAGAACAAAAAAAGAAATAGCAACGAATGAATGGATTGAAAGACAAATGGTGCATCGATTTGTAACCAACAAAGAAAGCAAATCGATGTCGCACAAATTCACAACTCTAGTGATCGTGGAATCTCCCGCGAAATGCAAAAAAATTGAGGGCTTCCTCGGCCCGGGTTATGAATGCATTGCTTCTTTCGGGCATTTTCGCTCCATTGATTCACTACATGACATCGACATGGCGGATTTCCACATCAAACAATTTCACTTGTTGGAAGATAAGACCCGACAAGTGGAAAAGCTCCGCCAAGCCATTGCCGCAGCGGACCAGGTCGTGCTCGCGACCGACGACGATCGTGAGGGTGAAGCCATTGCCTGGCACTTGTGCGATTATTTCCGTCTTGACCCTGCGACCACGCCACGCATTGTCTTCCACGAGATCACCGAAGAGGCCATCTGTTATGCGATCGCGCATCCTCGCCGAGGCGTCGACATGGCCCTTGTCCAAGCGCAACAAGCGAGGCAAGTACTCGACCTTCTGGTGGGGTTCAACATCAGTCCGCTCTTGTGGAAGTGCGTCGCCAATGCCAGTTTGTCCGCTGGCCGTTGCCAGACACCCGCCCTGCGTTTGGTCTACGAGAACCATTTGGAGTCAACCGCCGGCGACCCCTGTTACACGACGACCGGTTATTTTACCAGCAAATGCTTGCCTTTTGTCTTGAACCATGAATTCCAGAAAGCCGAAGAAGTCGAATCCTTTTTGGTCCAGACGGCATCCTTTGAGCATGTGTACTCGGTGTCGTCTAGGAATGCCATACGGCAACCTCCGGAACCGCTGACCACCTCGTTGTTGCAGCAGCAAGCGAGCAACTCTTTGCATTGGTCGCCAAAGGACACCATGAAACATGCGCAAGAGCTCTATGAGGGTGGATTCATCACGTATATACGGACAGACAGTAAGAAGTATTGTTCGGGGTTCGTTCGGGAAGTCGAGACATATGTGGTGCGCACCTATCAAGACGAAAAGTATTTGCATCCGGACAGGCACGCCAAGTTGTGCCATTCAACCACAGGCAATCAACCACAACAACAACCTCACGAAGCGATTCGTCCCGTCTATCTGCATGTGCAACAGCTACCCGACGACTGGAAAGACACCAAAGCCGCACGTCTGTACGATCTGATTTGGCGGACGGCGTTGCAGTCTTGTCTCGCACCAGCGGAGGTTGCTGTGGCTAGTGCCGAATTTTCAGCTTACCAAAACCACAAGTTCCGCTGTTCGGCTGAGCGTGTCGTTTTCGCTGGGTTTCGCGTGGCGGACGAAATGCGCAATCCGAAGGAGAGGGCGAGGGAAAGGGAGCAAGAGGAGGCGACCTATCAATATTTGATGTCGCACAAACAAGGAGTGGCCGGTGTCTTGAAAAAGGTGACCGCGACCATGACACTCAAGCACAGCAAACCGCATTTCACGGAGGCGCGACTGATCCAGTTGCTGGAGGAAAGAGGCATTGGACGTCCGTCGACGTTTGCGTCTCTGGTCGACAAGATTCAAGACAGGAAATACGTGGTGAAGCAGAATGTTGCCCCCAAACGGATTTTGTGCACCGAGTTTGTCATGGAATGTGACTCCATCGAAAAAACCGAGGTCGAGAAAGAATTGGGTGGCGAAAAAAACAAATTGGTCATCCAGCCTCTCGGCATCATGGTGATCGAATTCCTTTTGAAGCACTTTGAATCGCTCTTTGCTTATGATTACACGGGGCAAATGGAGTCGGCTCTGGACGCCATTGCCGAAGGTCAAGCATCGAGTGCCTCTGTTTGTCACGAGCATTGGTCCAATTGGTCGGCGAAGCTTCAAGAAGTTCGCAAGTCGGCGAAAAAGGAAGAATACCAGATCGACGACAGGCATACCTTTTTGATGTCCAAGAATGGCCCCGTCATCAAAGAGACAGACCCCAATGACCCGAAGATTTTCCGCTTCAAGACGGTCATCGAAAACATTGACATGGATCGTCTTCAAAGAGGCGAATATGCGTTGTCTGAGTTGCTTGCCGAACAAAGTCAGAGCAAGCGCACCGATTTCATCGGCAAATACGAGGGTCATGACGTCTTGCTGAAACGCGGGAGATATGGACCTTACGTCGAGTGGGGCGACAAGAAAAAGTCGCTGCCGTCGAATCGCCCTTTGGAAAACATCACTTTCCAAGAAGTGCTTCCATTGCTTCAACAAATGATTAGCAACAGCAGCAACACTAACAATGATAGTAATAGTAGTAGTAAAAGCAGTGATAATCCCTTCTTTCTGCCCCTCTCCGACAATCTGAGCCTCCGGTCTGGCAAGTACGGCGACTACGTGTATTATAAGACGGTGCGCATGAAAAAGCCCATGTTTATCAGCTTAGGTGATTTTTTGAAAGACAAAAAACATGCGAATTATCGGACAGATAAGCGGACGCAGACCGCCTTGTTGGCCTGGCTAAGAGAGGTGCACGAAGTTCAATGAATTTTAAAATAAAAAAAAACATTTTCTGCGCAACATTAATAATAAACAGAATATCAGAAAAAAATGATGAATGAACAATCACTCGCTCTTTTTTATAATTTGTGTTACTCCTTCTTTGTCGGTGGCCTTGTCACGGTGTTAGTCACATCGGGCATGCATAGCAGCAACGCCATGTATGGTACCTTGGCGGGATATTCGGTTGCCGCTACGGCACTGTCGGTAGTAATCGTGTTGACCTTTATGAATTTCGGCGCTGGGGTCACTGTTTTGCAACGTCTGGCGACGTTGATGCCCTTTCTGCTTCTCATGGCAGTGTTGATTTTGTCGATTGTGTTTCTGGCACTGTTCATCCAAGGAATCGTCGAGAATCAAGTGTCACCGCAATACTCTTTTTTCACGCAACTTTCGGTGCTTCTCATTTTGATTCAGTCTTTCCTCTATTACGGAGTCACCAGTGACATCAGATTCCGACAAGAAGGTGTCATGACGACCATGGAAACTGCGAAGCTCACACTCATCGGCTTGATCAACGTGATTCTTGTGATCAACGCAGGCATTTCGTTGAAATACTTCTCGACGGATGGTTTCTGTTAAACTGGTATGAATTTGTAAGTAAGGCCATAAGCATCACTGGTTTCCCACAAGCCAGAAATTTTCAGCACGAACTGGTTGTTCTTTGGGTCAATTTCCTCGGTGAACAACTTGATGTGACCTTGGCACAATTGCTCGTGTATTTTTAATTGCGGGGTTTTGTGCGGCGCAATGGGTGCTTTTTGCAAGACGCATTCTTCGATGTTTTTAATGCGATTGATCATGTCAATATGGTCTCCTATATAAAAGTTGCATTTGAATTTGTTGAAGTGCTTGTCGTAAGTCACTTGGGATAGCTGCATGTGAAGATACAGACCGTTGATCATGCAAAAAGAAGAGGAGTCGATGATTCGAATGAAAACTCCGTCATTCATGATATTGTTGGCAATGGGTTCGCAGAAATAGATATCTTGTGGTCGGAATTGATACAGACTTTTTGTCACGTTCATTTGTTGTTTTTATCGCTGTCTCGTGATTTGTCATTTATTTTTAAGTTGTCGAAAAAGGCAGATAAAAAGTCGTCGATCAAAAACCCAAGAAAACAAAACCAAAACCAAAATGAAATTCTTGGAGACCCATTTTGAGGATTATGTGACCAGCTGTAAAAAGAAAAATTTGCATCCCAAGCTGGAAAAGGTATTCCAAAAGTTTCCGGCGAGTTTGCATGACTTGAAAAATGTGCTTTTCTATGGTCCCAGCGGTGTCGGCAAGTACACGCAAGCGCTCAAGATGTTGCAAAAATACAGCCCGTCTGGTCTCAAGTACGAAAAGAAGATGAATTTGGTGTTCAACAAGCAACCGTTTATGTTCAAAATAAGCGACATCCATTACGAAGTAGACATGGCATTACTTGGGTGCAATTCCAAGCTTCTCTGGCACGACGTGTATTCGCAGATCACCGATGCGATTTCGGCCAAGGCCGACAAAGTCGGCGTGATCCTGTGCAAAAACTTTCACGAGATTCACAGCGAACTGCTCGAGAACTTTTACAGTTACATGCAAGACAACCAACCCATGAACATCTCAGTGAAGTTCGTGCTGATAAGCGAAGAAATCAGTTTCTTGCCGGACAACGTCATTCGATGCTGCCAAGTGATTAGCGTCCCTCGGCCCTCCAAGGCGGCTTGCAAAAAGTGTGTCCCGCAAGTATCATCAGACCTGCCATGCAGCAACATGAAATCGGGCGAGCTGGTGGCACCTCACAAGATCATCTGCGACAAGATTTTGCGGGCTTTCGAGCGCACAGACGATGTCCAGTTCTTGACGTTCCGCGACGACTTGTACGACATTTTTATTTTCAATTTGGATGTCACGGAGTGCATCTGGTATATCCTCACACGCTTGACGGAACGTTTTCCGCGTGTTCAGCAAGAGATGTCGACGATTCTCTTGAAAACGCACAGCTTCCTGAAATTTTACAACAACAATTATCGTCCCATCTATCACTTAGAGAATTACCTGTACTCTTTGATCATTGTCGCGCATGGATATCCTGACCGCATGTTACCTGCTGGATCTCCCGGAAGGTGAATTTTATCAATGGTCCAGAGCAGCTATTAGAAAGCAATACCATCGTGTTGCACTCAAATATCATCCCGATAAGGTAGGCAACACGATAGAGGCCAACGAGCACTTTCAACGCATCAACGAGGCATACAAACTGGTGTTGTCTGTCTTGCCCGAACAGGAAGAGGATGCAGCAGCATCTGAGAAACAGAGCGAAACAAAGAGTGACAATTTTTATGCGAGCATGGTTTCCGTGCTGCTGTCGTCGCTCTTGACCCAACGGATCTCTCTTCGAGAAATCATTCAAGAGGTGCTGTTCGCAGGATCGCTGGCACTCTTTCGCCAGCTCGGAAGAGAGGAAGCCCTGTTAGTGTACAAATTGTTGACCAAACACAAGGACGTCTTGCATGTCGAGGAAGAGACGCTTCGATCGATGCGCTCGACACTGTCGGATCGTGTGTTTATTCTGAACCCAACGCTGCACGATATTCTGGAGCACAATTTGTACAAATTGGTGGTGGACGACCAGCTGTATTTTGTACCTCTCTGGTTAGAAGAGTCCTGTTTCGATGCAAGCGGACATGAAATCATTGTGTTGTGCGAACCAGACCTGCCCGATCATGTCGCATTCGACGACGACAGCAACTTGATAGTGCGTGTGGAAGTGCCTTTTGACAGACATCTACTCGAGCAAGGCCTGATTCCGGTGAAGGC